CGTATCATCCTCCTCATATAGTGTATGCAGCCGTTGCGACGTCGCAACAGTCGAAAATGGGTATAAAAATAACAGCCAGCGGGGAACAGGAGTTCCGCTTGCGATAGCTGTCCGAGGATGATACAATATTTGCGTGATTTCCTAGGTCACATGTGTATATCCTCGGATATGCGGGGCCGGTCTGGTGTTGGTAGCATCGGGCCGGTTTTTAGGTTTGACAATTTTAAAGTATTTGCTATAATATACTTAACAAGAGAACCGATGACTAGATGAAGCCTAGCCGCCGGTAAAATGGTTTTACAAAAGTAGCGCCTTAGTTTACCAGACCGAGGGCGCTACTTTTTGCGTTCAATAAAAACAACAAGAGTTATCACTGCGCAAAGCATAATCACAAACTGAAATAAATCAGAGTATGTAACCATTGGCACCAGCTCCCTTCTTTAGTAATCCGGCAGCTGACATATCGCCCCATCGGTTCCCTTATTAAGCATATTATGTTTTTAATAGTTGCCCCTGCAGAAGCAGGGGCGAGATAGTTAAGCTGAATGATTTTGTGCAGATTCAGATCGCATTTTCTGACTGACACGATATTGTTCGGCATCTGGTACATCAACAAACTCTACTGTTTTATCAAAATTCTTTTTCACAACTTCTTTTATTTCTTCTAAAGTTACATTGAAAAATTCACGGCGCTGATTTACCATATTCAATTTTCGGTCTTCAAACGCTCTATGCAGAGCAGCTTCCAGAGCAGGTGCATCATCTGAAAATATCATGGCGTGGACATCAAAATTAAATGGAACAGAAGCGTCTCCCAACTCATCAACACGATCCTGTGGATCCAAGCGTCTGGTCATTCCAATTTTATAAATATTTTCACCAAAAGCTCCTATATTGGAAATAACATATACATACCCTGCACGCATATTTGCCTGACGATAATCGATATCAGAAAGTGATTTGTTGATCTCGTCGAGATGTGTTTCAAGCTGTTCTTTTTTCTTTAACAGATCAGCATCATTGGGATTTTTCTCCAACTGCTGTTTGATCTTTTCAAAGGCGGTCTGATAGTGAGTCTGTTCTTTCTCAAAGTGCTTACGCTGTTCATCAATCTCTTTCTGAAGGCGAGCCTGCTCACGTTGTTCATCACGTGCTGCTTTGAGCTCTTCCTTTTCTTCTTGCTGTTTTTGACGGTATTCAAAAGCAAGGCGAAGTTCTTTTATTTTAGCATCAAGATACTGCTTTGAAATGGATATGTTCAAAACGGTACCTAATTTAGAAATAGCTTCCGCCGATTTGTAGATTCTATTTAATGTAGCATCAAAATTTGTATATTTGACTTTAGAGATTAAATCATCGCATTCATTATTAAAAGCACGAAGTAGTAATTTCTGGGTATCAGTTACCATTTTCTTTCCCTGTGCTTTACTTCCATTAACGGTCCAATTCAAATTTCCGAAAACAGCCTGTTTATTTTTAATGAGATCTTTTTGTGTTTGGCGAATTTTGGCCAACTCTTCTTTGTAATCAAGAGCTGAAGCAAAATCATACTGTGGAGTATAGAGTCCAAATTCTTGAACAAGGACTTCTTCCTCCAGGCATATGAGCTGCTTTCTGGTCTCGGAAATTTGTTTTTCGATTTTATCTAAGCTTTCTTGTCTCTGAGCAACAAGCCTTTCTGTTTTTGCTTTAACATCAGAAAGATTTTTATTAACAGTAGATTCTTCTTCATGAAGTGAGTCAATTAAAATCTGTAACTGATGGGCATCTTGCATTTCAGGTGTTAATAAGCTTTGTGAATTTTCATAGCGTTGCGATAAATCCTGTACCTGAAGAGTTAATTTCTTTTGGTATCGAGATTTAACAATAAGCAAGCAGACCCCCAGTAATAAAGGAATGCCATAAACGAACCAAAATGCGAAGAGTATGCAAATCAAAACCGAATTTAAGTACCAAGGTGTTTTTAAAGAAATTGAGATTGTATTATCATTAGTTTCCATATTGTAACCTTTCTAAAAATAAGCATAGACAAGTAAGCAGTTTTAATATTTATTACACAAGTTTTTCCAACACTGCCAGCGATGGATCAAATACGATCAGATATCCGTCCAGCTCCACGGAGCAGCCATACTTTTCACGGTAGCAGTCAATGGCTTCCTGCAGAAACTCTTCTGAAACATGCAGGCAGTCCGCCAGTTCATGCCGGTTCCGGCAATGGGAACGGAATCCGTGAACGATTCCAGAGAGACCGATCATTTTGTCATAGGCCCATAGTCTTGCCCGGAGCTCCTGCTTTCTGGCAGCTGGATCGGATTGATCCAGGATGTTACCAACTGTGGTGTAGTGGTGGCCAAGCTCCTCTGCAAGCACGCAGGCCTTCTGGGTCTGGGTCTGAATATCTTTTCGGATCGCTATTCTATTTCCTCGTATCAGGCCATCATTTTCACAAAGTGGCTTTTCTTTAACCAGAAGCCCCTCCTGATCAGCGGCATCAAGCAGACTTTCATATGTCATTCTGCAATCACTCCTCTTTTATTACAGTTCTATTTCTTTTAATAATTCATCCTGCGTGATAAAAGGCTGATAGTCTGGATTACCGGATTTATATGCTTTTATAATTTCTAATTCGGCAGGATCTGGAACAACTTCTTCAATATCAATTAGATTTCCTGATTCTTTCGTTGTGTCTTTCATTATTTCCATTCGGAGTCATCATCCATAATAGAAGTATCGTGCTTCTGCCCTTCAGCAGTGTGTTCCACGTCAGTTCTGGAATGGGCAGCGGCAGGCAATATTGACAGATTATTATTGGTGAATAGTTGAGTCATTGATTTCTTTAATAATGTTTCAAGGCGCTTTTTAAAAAATTCCTGAGAATCATTTAAAAACAAATTATAGTCGTCAAGAGTGACTTTAAATGATATTTGGCCGTTTGAAAATAAATAATATGCTTCTCTTTCAGGACAACTAGCACATTCTTTATCAGAACATCCTAACCATTCATTAGTTCCACTGTCAGAGAAATTTCCTTCATTATCGAGTTTTAATCCTAATTCATGTGCCTGATACCATCCATAACATCCATGAAGTTCATATTCCCAACCTAGAGTTTTTAGTTCGGCTTCAAAAATGTTAATCCTTTCAAAATCCTCTTTTAAAGCTTCATCCCAAGTGTGACTTGAGTTATCCATAGGAACGTCTAATCCCATAAGCCATGTGGGATTTACATCTAAAGCAGTTGCCAAACGAGTTAGTCTTTCTTTTTTGGGTTCTGCGTATCCACTGAGGTACTGACTCATTGTTGATTGAGATATCTTTGTTTTGCGGCATAGATCAACTGGACGTAATTCACGAATTTCAAGAGCTTGTTTAAGGCGATCTTTAAAAGGTTTGATTTTTTCGTTCATTCTGTGCCCTCCTTCGATAGTGTTATCATATCATATGAAAGGAAAACTTTCAATACATTAAAAACATAACTTTCAAAAAATTAAAAATATGTATTGACATGAAACTTTCAAAATGGTAAAGTTTAAGAAAAGCAAAGGAGGTGCGAAATGTTTAATTATAGAAAATTAAGGGGACGAATCATCGAAATATATGGAAGCCAGAAAAAATTTTCAGAGACGATTGATTTATCCGAGCAGTCAATAACAGCAAAACTCAATGGTAGAAGTGATTTTTCACAAGCAGATATTTTAAAATGGAGTGATGCTCTTTTGATTGATAAAAATGATATAGGTACATATTTTTTTAATCAATAACTTTCAAAATGGTAAAGTTACAAATAAAAGGTAACTTCGCTGGAAAGAAGAAACTGTACGGTGGAGTACCTTTTCGCAACGGAGGAACTGAAAGAGTAGGAGGTGAGGACACATGGTAAGACCGAGAGGAACTGATTCTGCTAGAGTGGTGCAAGTTATTGAGACGAAAGCATTGCGTGGAACAGGGACAGAAGAAGATATGTGCAGGTTGGTTACTCAATATTGGGATTTTGAAGGAAATCTATTGGCTGAAAGGGATGACTGTAAGAAAGTAGAGTAATAACTACTCCGCTTTCTTACGAGAAGCTTGTTTAGATTCGTCCATGCTTACAATGTCGGCATAAAGACATTCTTCTTCATGTCGTTCAATGTACCATTGTTTAAATAAATGTTCAATAAGTTTTAGAAGTTTTTCAGCTTCGTCGGGATCGATATCTACTATAAGATTTATATCTTTTTCCATATGTGCCCCGATATTACCGATTCTACGCACACCGTTGATTACTCTCCATTGCTGTGCTGGGATCTTTCCCTCCAGTTGTGAGATTGCTTTTGAAAGGTTTGGTTCTTTAATGTCCCAAAAATCTCGAATCATTCCTTGCAGACAGCGTCGAGAAAGAGTGGCTGAAGCTTTTGGACTCAAAGAAACAATGGCACATGCCTCTTCATAATCTTGTCTGAGTGCAGCCGGAATATATTCTGGAAATTGTTTTGCATTGGATACGGGTCTAATTTGAACTTTAGTGTTTTTTACACCAGCTCCCATTCCGGTAGCGTAAATAGTGTACTGGCCGCAGTTAGGACATTTGTAGAAAGTGATAGCAAGACAGGAATTGTCAAGAATACGAGGCTCTTTAAAGTTTGGCATATATCCACACTGGGTGGAAAAAGCCGGGTACTGTCTTGATATGGTATCTTCAGAAAGTGGCATGATCATTGAACAATATGGACATTGAAAACCTGACATAAACAATATGCTCCTTTGTATTTTTTTTGAGTATAGCACAGATTTTGTGAGATGAAAACAGAGAGAGGAGTGGTAGAGGTGAAAAGAAATATTCCATTCAAGATATGCCTCGGAATCGGATTTGTAGCTGGATGGATGCTGGGAGAATTTATTCTGAAAGTCCTTCAGATTCCATGATCTGATTGATACCACAGAAGGGAAGGAGGTGAGATGGATGTGGTTCATATTTCTAATAGCCTGCATTGTCGTAGCCCTTGCAGCGTTGCTGGTGATTCTCATTGGAAGTGTTGTGGTGCGCTACATTGTGAGAAAAGACAGGGAGATGGAAAGAAAATTTTTCGAAATGGATAAGGAGAACAAAGAATGAAAAAGAGCATACTGGCGGTACTGGTGGTTATTTTGGCAATTTTCGGAGGAATTATGACGGTAATGTCACTTGCTCCGGTAGGACAGGGTGAAGTTGGAGTGGTGTGGACCATGAAGGATGGAGTGCAGAAAGAGACACTTAGTCCGGGAATTCATTTTATCAGTCCTACAGCCAAAATGAAGAAATATCCGGTATCCCAGCAGCAGTTGGTATTCAGTAATAATCCCGGTGATTATAACGAAAAGGAACATGCTGACTGGCATGTGGATGCCCCGGCAAATGGCGGCATGGTAAAGCTGAATATGACTGTGAATTATAGCTTTCTTCCGGATAAAATCGTAGGTCTGTATTCCAAATTTAATGGAATGGATGGAGATGCCATTGTAGAATCCATGGTTCAGAATTCTATTGTTGCATATATAAAAGAGGTGACGCCGCAGTTCACGGTAATGGATATTTACAGTGACAAACGGGCAGAGGTGAGCCAGGCCATTACCAAATATCTGGATACGAAACTGAGTGAAGAATATGGAATCAGTGTTGCGTCGGCTCTGATCATTGATGTGCAGCTGGACGAGACGCTGCAGGCAAAAATTCAGGCCAAAGAACAGGCAAAGCAGGATGCTGAGAAAGCAGAGCTGGACAAGCAGACAGCCATTGCCCAGGGAGAAGCTGATAAGGCCAAGGCTGAAGCAGATGCTGTAGTAAAGAAGATCCAGGCAGAAACTGAGGCGGAACAGACCAGAATTGCTGCAGAGGCAGAAGCTGATGCTAATAATACTTTGAATGCTTCGATCACGGATGAATTGATCCGGATGAAGGAAGCGGAGGCGCGTCTGGAACATGGATGGGTAACAGTCCAGGGTGCAGACACCGTTGTGACAACAGAATAAAAAGAAGCTCCAATGGGAGCTTCCTGGAGCCATAGCTCAATGGCAGAGCGCCTGTTCCCCCAGCAGGAGATTCGGGTTCGAATCCCGGTGGCTCCACTCGGTATAACTGCAGATATACCGCAAAGCAAAATGTACAACCGGTTTTACATAGTATGTAACAAGAATATTCAAAGGAGGCGGAAGGATGCAGAAGGAAATGATGATTGGCAACACACACATTGTTATTGATGATTCATGCTGCAGGGATGTGACTCCGGAGCAGAGAGCCCGGATCATGCAGCGGGTATCCAATATCGCATACCAGGCGCTGATTGCACAGGAGGCAAAGAAGAAACATGAAACTGCTTAAGAGAATCATAGAGGCTGCATTTCTGATGGCCAGCATTATGCTGCTGGCCTCGGACAATGTATGGTGCTGGATCGCCACTATCGTTCCGTTTGCGGTATTCCTCCTCCTGATCGTTGCGTGGGAAGAGGATGTGTGCGACGAAATGTATTTGTAGAGAGGTAGCTGGTATGGGAAAGAAAAGACCACGACATCCGACACTGGCAGAGAAGAAGGCAATCAGTAAGGCCGGGCTTCTTCCGGAAAACTGGTGGGTACAGGATGCGGATAACAATGCAGTGACGCTGATCAGCAAGAGGAGCGGTCAGCGCAGGGTGATTTTATTGTAGAGAAAGGCAAGGTACATTATGGAGAAACCAACGAAGGTATTTTTACCAGAAATTCTTAATGCTAAGAATGAAGAAGAAAGGAAGAAAATTATTGAAACAGCGGCGACTGTTTACACCAATCTGATTGTTGAGCAGGTACAGTCTTTCCCGGAGAAAGACCTTCCGGTAGTTTTATTTGCATTGGGCGCAGTGAAGGAAACATTTGCAGAACTTTCCCCTACAGCGGCATCGCTGTCAAGAGAGATGGGTAAAGGTTTAAAGAGACTGGTATTTGTAAGCAAGTAGAGAGAGGTAAGAAGAGATGGCAAAGGAAAGTTTATACGAACTGACAGAGCAGTATGCTGCAGTGAGGGACATGCTGTTCGATGAGGATGTGGATGAACAGGTGATCAATGACACTCTGGCGAGTATTGAGGGTGCCATTGAGGTGAAGGCAGACAACTATGCGAAGATCATCCGTGAGATGAATGCAACTGCGGAGATGATCAAACAGGAAGAAGACAGGCTGGCAGCCAGGAGAAAATCCCTGGAGAACAGATCAGCAGCTCTGAAGGATCGGCTGGAAGAAAATATGAGGTTCATAGATAAGAAGAAATTCAAGACAGATCTGTTTTCCTTCAATATTCAGACTAATGGTGGGGCGCAGCCTTTATGGGTATCGGAGGATATTTCAGAGATTCCTATGAGATTTCTGGTACAGGCAGATCCTGAGCCGAACAATACAGCCATCAGAGAGTACCTGAAGAATCATGAAGTGGATTGGGCAAAACTTCTCCCGCGTGGGGAGAGTCTGCGAATCAGATAGGAGGATGGCATGTTTATCAATGCATCTGTTGCAAAGAAATTGTTCAAGCGGGCATATACAACCGGTCTGAAAGTTGGCCGATACAGAGACTTCCTGTACATAGGCGGTCCTTCCTGGGAAATGGAAATGAAGTATGAGGAGGTTCCCTACAAAATAAAGGCTGCCATTGTGGAACTCTGCGGACGTCTTCCGGAGAAGGAAGAGCAGTTCACTGCCACAAAAGAAGGCCTGCAGATGGAAGTTACGAATTATGAGACAGTCAAAGATCGGTATATGAGAGCGAAGACATTGCTGGATATGACACCGGTAGTGATTGATCAGAAATATGCCATGTTCAAATTACTGCAGTACCGGGAAGAGAAAGATTTTATCCTGATTAACACAGAGCTGCTGGATCTGATCGATATACGGGAGATTGATACGGACAAGGAGGGAATGCCTTCCGGTCCCTGCAGTGAATCTTCATACCGGCAGAATCCGGTTTACTGGCATAGCGAGCTTGGAACTTTATGTTTATGTCCTGCCTACAGTGACCGGGTAATTGATAAAAGGACGTTGGTGGCACTGCAGGAAGTAGACTTTGAGGAGGAATAAGTAGATGGGATTGCCAGTATTGATTTATGGAAAATCAGGAAGCGGTAAGAGCCGGAGCCTGAAATTTTTTGATGAACATGAAATTGTGCTGCTGAATACCGAGCGGAAAGAACTGCCTTTTCGCAAGCGGTTTCCGAAGACAGGATCCAGCGACAACATCAACCAGATTATTGCCACGATTAATAAGAACCCGGAGAAGGTATATGTGATCGATGATGCTGGTTACATTATGACGCATCTATTTATGTCGCAGCACCGGAACAAAAAGGGAAATGCATCTTTTGAGATGTATGACGATATTGCAGATGCAATGTATGGACTTGTAAAGCGGATCAAGACGGAAGTGACGGATCCGGACAAAATCGTGTACATCATTTTTCACGAGGATACGGATGATTTTGGTATTTCCAGACTGCGTACTATTGGAAAGCAGTTGGATCGGAAGGTGTGCCTGGAAGGCATGGTTACGATCTGTATCCGGTGTATGAGCGAGAATGGAAATCACTTCTTCCGGACAGTGACCGATGGATCCGATATCACGAAAACTCCGGAAGATATGTTTGAATCCGCCGAGATTGAGAACAACCTGAAAATGGTTGACGATACTATCCGTGATTTCTACGGATGGAAAAAATATGAAGCCAAGGGAGGAAATGAAGAATGAAACCGATTCCAGGATGGGATGAGACTCCGGCATATACCGGAGAAACAATGCAGCTGCCGAAGGGGCTGTATGTCTGCATTGTGAAGCAGGCTAATGTAGTTGTTGATAGAAATGACAGGGAGCAGCTGGTGCTGTTGTTTGATATTGCAGAAGGAGATCAGAAAGGCTTCTATCAGAAGCAGTTTGATTCCCGGAAGAGAAGCAGCTCCGACGTAAAATGGAGCGGTGTTTATAAGCAGTTTACCCATGACAAGGATAACCAGGCGGCAAATCCGTTCTTTAAAGGTGTGATCTGCTCTATTGAGAAATCCAATAACGGATACCGTTGGGACTGGAATGAGAAGAGTCTGGTAGGTAAGCGTTTTGGAGGTATCTTCGGGCGTGAGCAGTTCCTTACCGGAGCAGGTGAGAAACGTATGGCCACGAGACTGATTCAGATCCGTAGTGTTGATGGATTGAAAGATGCAGAGGTTCCGGAGGACAAGCTTCTTCCGGAAGGACCGGCAGCTGCAGCACCGGCACCGATGGATCCGGCTCATCCACTGGGCGGAGGGGATGGATTCATAAACATTCCGGACGGTATCGATGAGGAATTGCCGTTTATGTAATTCAGTCGCTCCATTTTGGAGCGTGGATTGAAACATGTAATGATCGGAGGGTGCGCGTATGACAGCAGAAGAGATCAAGCAGACATATTCCATGCGCGATATTCTGGAAAAGTACGGAATCCATGTAAATCGGAGCGGTTTCGCGAGCTGTCCGTTTCACACTGGTGACCGGACTCCGAGTTTAAAGATTTATGACCGAGATTTTTATTGTTTTGCCTGCGGAGCGCATGGGGACATTTTCACATTTGTACAGAAAATGGACAACCTGACGTTCCGTGAGGCATTTCAGTCCCTTGGCGGAAGCTATGAGAAACAGAATACTGCAGCACGCATGAAGATCTATCATGCACAGAAAGCCCGTGAGATGGCGGCAAAGAAAAAGGCTGCAGACAGAAAAAGAGTGAAAGATAACCTGGATGCAATAGGGGAGCTGAGGCGGAAGATTCCACTTCTGGAACCGTTCAGTGACGAATGGTGTGAGGCACAGATGGAAATGACCCATCAGCTTGCCCTGTTTGATTATATGCAGGAAGAGGATGGACTATGGAGCCATTAAATAAATTGACGAAAGAAAGCATCCTGGAGGAAGAGGTGTTCACAGAACTGTTCGACCAGGAGGATGAGATATATAAAGCAAAACTCATGATTTCCCTGGAAGAGCGGGCGCAGGAGTTGGGAGTAAAATCCAAATTCACAAAGCTTCTGAATGCCTATAAGCGTGTGGAGCGGGAGAGCCGGAAGAGCAGAAGCAGAGTCAGTTCGCTGATTGAGAACTGGACAAACTTCATCGGTCCGTATGGAAGGATGAAGTGCAAGTCCTGGATTGCTTCGGAGGATGGGGTGATGCTCTACAACCCAAATACTGGAATCACGGATATTGTAGCTTGCTACCACCCGATTCTTCCGGTGGAGCGGATGAAGAATCTGGAGACCGGGGAAGAGCGTATTAAGCTGGCATATAAGAGAAATAATCAGTGGAACGAAATTATCGTGCCAAAGACCGTAGTGACGTCGGCCAGCAAGATCGTAGCGTTATCTGGCAGGGGGATTTCTGTGACCAGTGAGAATGCAAAGTTTCTGGTTCGATACCTGGCAGATGTGGAAAATGCCAATGATGATGCCATTCATGTGCAGTATTCCAGCGCCAAGCTGGGCTGGATCCGCGGCGGATTCCTCCCGTATGATACGGAAATTGTGTTTGATGGTGATACCAGGTATGGTCAGATCTATGACAGCATCCAGCAGATTGGGAGCGGAAATAAATGGTATGACTGTGTGAAGATGCTCCGGAGGACGAACCGGCTGGAAATCAAACTAATGCTGGCTGCGTCCTTTGCCAGTGTCCTGGTGCAGCCATTATCCGGACTTCCATTTTTCGTGGATCTCTGGGGAGAGACAGAGGGCGGTAAATCCGTCACACTGGCCGTGGCTGCGTCTGTGTGGGCATGTCCGGAGGAGAATGCCTATATCAAGGATTACAAGGGCACAGACGTAGGTCTGGAAGTGATCTGTGATCTGTTGAACCATTTGCCATTGATCCTGGACGACAGCAGTAAGAAGAACCGGAAGCTGGAAGAAAATTTTGAGGGGCTTGTGTATGATCTGTGTTCCGGAAAAGGTAAGACGCGGTCAAACAAGGAATTGTCTATCAACCGGGAGAACCACTGGAAGAATTGCATCCTGACCAACGGAGAGCGCCCTCTGAGCTCCTATGTGACGCAGGGAGGAGCTATTAACCGTATTCTGGAACTGGAATGCGGTGCGAAGGTTTATGACGATCCTGGGGCGGTGATGGAGCTTATTTGCAAGAACTATGGATATGCAGGAAAGGAATTTGTGGATCTGATCAAAGACCTGGGCATTCCCAAAATCCGGGAGATTCAGAAAATGTTTCTGGAGGAGCTGGCAGATGATGAGAAGATGCAGAAGCAGAGCCTGTCCATGTCCATTATTCTGACTGCAGATAAACTGGCCACAGACTATCTCTTCCAGGACGGGCAGTATATCAGTCTGGAAGAGGCAAAGGAGATTTTGACAGACAGAAATGAGATCTCTGACAATGAACGCTGCTACGAATATCTCATGGACAAGATTTCCATGAATCCGGCCAGATTTGAGAATACTGTGGAGACGTTGGAAAAGTGGGGAATGATCAGCGATGGCTATGCCATTATTTTCCCAGCAGCATTTACAGAATTATGCAAAGGCGGCGGATTTTCGAAGACAGCGTTTCTCTCCTGGGCAGAGCGTAAAGGTTTCCTGCAGGCAGATTCCGGTCGGAAAACGAAGATTAAGAAGATTGCCGGGCGGGCAATACGCTGCGTATTTTTGAAAATGAATGGTGGGGAAGAAAAGCTAGAAGACCATGAATTTCATTCCGTTAGTACATATGAACAGGAGGAGCTTCCCTTTGATTAGGGTTACCAGGTTACCAGGTTACCCATGGAAATACGTATTTATAAATGAAGAAAAAAATTGAAAATATCAATACTTTTTCCCTATATAGAAAAAATCGGTGGTTACGTGGTAACTTGGTAACCCGATACGAAAAAGCGTTGAAAAATCAATGTTTTTACGGTTACCACTACTTTAACCTATTTGGTAACGTGGTAACTCACAGGAGGGTATATGAGCAATAAATCATCAGGTACGGGCTTTGAATATGACTTTGCGGAGTACATGGCAGAGAAAGGATACTGGGCACATGTGTTCCAGGACAATCGTAACGGGCAGCCATTTGACATTATTCTTGCGAAAGACGGGAATACACAGGCAGGTGACTGTAAGGTATGTGAGAATGACGTATTCCGTCTGAGCCGTATGGAACCCAATCAGATCAGTGCAATGACACGCTGGGTGGAATGCGGGAATGGAGAACCATGGTATTACATCCTGTTGGAAAGAGCCAATCAGGTATTCAGAGTGCCATTCAGTAAATTACTGGAACTGAAACGTTCCGGACAGAAAATGATAGATGATGCACAGATTATACAGCTTGGTGAGTTGTTATGCAATGACTGGGAGAAATGGAAATGGAAGTAACGATCAGTAATGAGATCATTGTAAAGCATCCTACAGAAGAGTTAATTGAGTGGGCACGAAAGAATCTGATATTTGAGAATCCGGAATATATCTCCAGAGTACGCAGAGGATTATGGACTGGTAAGACAGATCGGTATCTGGCAATGTACAAGGTTGTGTCCGATGCGTTGGTTCTTCCCTGTGGGGTAGGAAAGCAGATCAGACCACTCTTGAAAAACAGCAGAATACAGTTGGATCTGGCAGATAACGGACTTTTGAAGTATGAGAAACAAATTCTTCTGTATGATTACCAGACTCCTGCAGTAACGGCCATGAAGACATATGGCTGCGGAATTCTTCAAAGTCCATGTGGCTCTGGGAAGACACAGATGGGAATTGCATTGGCAGCGGAGATCAGCCGCAGGACCCTCTGGGTGACGCATACGCAGGATCTGCTCAATCAATCCTATGAGCGTGCTGCTCAATATTTTGGGCATGGCATACTGGGAAAGATTACTGCAGGGAAAGTTGAAATCGGGAGTCATATCACATTTGCTACTGTACAGACACTGAGTAAGCTTGATCTGGCAGCATTCAAATATACCTGGGATGTGATCATAGTAGATGAGTGTCACAGATTATCCGGTACACCGGCATCTGTTACGATGTTCTACAAGGTGATGAGTAATCTGGCAGCAAGATATAAATATGGCTTGTCAGCAACGGTACACAGATCTGATGGACTGATCAGAACCACATTTGCAATCCTGGGAGATGTGGCATATCAGGTCCCGGAGGAAGCAGTAGCAGATAAGACCATGAAGGTATCGATCTTGAAAAGAGAGACGGGAATCCCGTTATCTGCAGCATGCCAGGATACAGACGGAACCATGGTATATACAAAACTTATTCCGTATCTGGTGGAAAACCGGGTGAGAAATGAATTGATTATTTCTGACCTGGTGGAAAATGCGGATCACTATAACATCATCCTGTCTGACCGGTTGGAACATTTAAAGCTGCTGCAGTATATGCTTCCGCGGGAACTGCAGAGAATGAGTGCCATGATTGACGGACATATGACCAGCAAGAAAGCCAGGGCAGAACGGGTGATGGCCATTGAGAATATGAGAACCGGGAAGAATCATTTTCTGTTCGCAAGTTATAGTCTGGCCAAGGAAGGACTGGACATACCAAGACTGGACCGGATGTACCTTGCAACACCCAGAAAAGATTATGCGGTGGTCACGCAGAGCATTGGACGGATTGCCCGGACGTTTGAAGGAAAGCAGGATGCGATCTGTTATGACTACGTGGATGATATTGATTTCTGTGAGAATCAGTTTAAGCGCCGGAAAACGTCCTACAGGAAGGCGGGGTGCATATTCCTATGACAGAATTTGATGAGCTGCAGGCTCTGTATGAGAAAAAACGAAAGAATGAGCAGGCGGTACCTGCGGAGCTGCTGCAGACAAAATACAGAAAATCCTATGAGCAGCTGTGTGAGAGTCTGAAGGAAAAGCAGTGTGAACTGCGGATGTTCTACATGAGCAGAATCCGGGAACTGAGCAATATAGCGGATCAGCTGGTGTATGAGGACTTTAACCAGGAAGAAAGTTATGAGTGGCTGATGGAACGGTGTGATCAGGCTTATAAGAAATACCATGATCCGTTTATGAAGCAGCTGCTGATCGGTCTGCAGACTGGATTTGATGGAGGAAAGCAGAATGAAAAAGAAAATACATAAAACCAGGGAAGAGTTGCTGCATGAACTGAACTATACAGCAAAATGCAGGAGAAACAGCTATTCGGCATCATTTTCTGGATTGTCAGTGTACCTGACTCATATCCTGGTCTTCCAGGAACATTGGAGACCGGGGCAGATCCAGAAATTGCACCAGGCAATTGCTGACGGTCTGGCAGATGAGTCCTTTGACATTGATGCAGCCAATGCACGGCTGAAAGAAAAGACTGGAATTGCATTTGAGGTTGTGAAGCATGAAGACAGTGACATTCATGTGAGCAGGAAAAAGAAATACCGGTACATGATGGAGCAGAAGCTTAATGAGGTAGAGGATGAGATCTGTACGTATTGCATGCGCTGGTGCCTGATTGCGTACAGTTATCTGATGGACAATGGATTTGGCAGAAAGCGTATCAACCGGATCAGCGACGCACTGAAGGAATGTCTGGAAAAATCTGTGAGTGGTGTGGTGGATGCCAAAGTTGCGGTGATGTGGAATGAACTGGCTGCTGCAGGATACCTTATCGAGATGCCGAAGGAATGTATACTGCAGGGGTGATGGAGGATAAATTGATGAAATGCGTAGATTGTGATCTGAAAAAATTCCAGGAATGTAAGTGTGGATGCAGCCGGTACTACTGTGGACATCCGGATGCACCGAGACAGAATGGACCGGCGCTGATCTGCAAGACTGAGAGACATTCCACGGAGCTGACGATTAAGACAAGTCCCAGGTGGTGTCCGTTGCGGAAGGGAGGAAAATGATGAGGTTGATTGATGCAGATCTGCTGATTGAGGGCAGAGTTGAGAATGATCCGGTAGTTATAGCTGCGAGATGTGCACCGACTGCCTACGATCCAGAGAAAATCATAGTGCGGTTGGAAGAAGAGGAGACGGATTCGGCTGCTGATTTTGAATTGTATGCAAATGAGCATGGATTAGACGGAGATTTTTACTATATGGGATTGAAGCGTGCTATAGAGATCGTGAAAGGCGGTGTAGTTGATGGCTAAACATTGCAGATTTTGGTGCCAGGAGGGCAAGTATGAGTGCTGTATCTGCTGTGATAAAAATTATGAATGCAGGTGCGAGGAAGCGGACAGCTACAAATGCGCAGATGACTGTCCGGATTATGTGGAGGAGAACCATGACTGAGAATGAAACGTTTGGGGTATTCGGAGAACCTTGTGAAGAAGATATTGCTCGGATGTCGTTATTGCATCGAAAAATTTTGGGTAACAAAATTGCAGAAATTGTTACAGAGCAGGAAATGATTGCATTTTTAAGGGCAAAATATGCATTGCAGAAGCAGATTGCAAGACATCCAATTGATAAAACGAAGCCGGATAATGGATATGCTAAATATCGCGAAACGTGCCATACGATCGTGTGCCCTAACTGTAACGGAAGATTAAAGTTGAAATCCAAAGGCCAATATTGTGATAAATGCGGTCAGAAGCTTAAGTGGGGAGAATGAGTATGCCAATAAACATGACAGATTATAAAATGATATACCGCGATCAGGTATACAACGTGTTGCAAATCCGTATTGATTTTCTTGTAGAAGAAGGAGCTGCACCGAAACCGAAATTCATTGATGCTGTATATGTTGATGAAGACGGGATGATAAAAGCAGTAAGTGATGAAGCATGGTGCTTTCAGTTTGTAAGAAGAAAGGAGAAAGCACATGGAGATAATTAAGCCGTGTCCGTTCTGCGATTGCCATGACCGCAGAGTAGGTGTAAGGAAAATGGGAAAAGCGGGGTACAAAGTGATTTGCGGCAGATGTGGGAGTTCTGGGCCATATGCCAGAATTGCAGATTTTTCGAACAAAATGGACGCCCAGGAAGAGGCAAAGAGAGCATGGAACAGGAGGGGAGAACGATGAAGGTTTTGCTTGATATTCCGGCCGAATTTGAGGTTGATTACCGTGCTGATCGTTTTAGAGACTTTTTTGCACGAGCCGTATCGGATATGGATGTTATGTGTGGCAGATACGAAAGGGAGACCGCGGAAATGCTTTCCAAGGCATTTGAAGAAAGCAGACCGTGTGATTTTTTTTAAAGAGGTAGGGTAGATGATGGAGTGTAGAATATGCGGAAAGATTCATGATGATGGAAACGAGTGCCCCAGTTCTTTAGAGCCGTTGCCAGATTTTAATTGGGTATATGGCGCACGGAAAGTACAGAGTGAGGGATGCAGCAGTAAGATGCCAGAGGCGGTGGTGGATTTCATCCGGCGCCGTTTCATGACCAGACAGTAACAATAATGACAGGGAGGCGGTAGCAATGGACAAGGGTATTTTAGAGCAGTACATAGATGCCTGCGAGCTGGTGAAGGAGACAGAAGAACAGATCCGGCGGCTGAAAAACAATAGAAAAACGGTGGTTGTCGATACTGTGAAAGGGTCCATGCATGACTTCCCTTTTGCTCCGAAGAGCTTTAAGGTTACGGGTATTGCCCATGATGTTGTCGCGGATCCGGGGCAGCTTGACCGGGAGGAGCTACTTTTGGAAGAACGGAAAGCAGCTGCAGCACAGATTAAGAGCCAGGTGGAAGCCTGGCTTAACACGATTCCGGTACGGATGCAGCGGATTATCAGGTACCGGATTTTTGAGGAGTTGTCATGGAGGCAGGTAGCAATGAAGATAGGACGACGGGCGACAGAAGATAGCGTGAAAAAAGAATATCAGAGATTTTTTAAAGAAAATTGAAAGTTTGTCCCGTTTGTCCCATTTGTCCCGATTTCCTGTGTTATAGTGTAGACTGAAGTTGGTGTAAATCAGTTTGTCATATGTAGCATACCTTTCTTACCTCGCCGGAGTGTCACAGCTTCGGCGGGAACTCGGCTTCTACAGTATGCCGGCAGTGATGCGAAGACTGTAACAATCCAACACATTTTTTCTGGAACATCCTGTAGAAATGCAGGATGTTTTGTTGTAAAATGATAAAAAGTGTGTTGGAGGTAAAAATTATGGCAGAAGAAAGACAGGTTCCAGAAGAAAAAGAAAAGTGTTTTGTTATTATGCCTATTAGCGATCAAGGTGATTATCCTGAAGGACATTTTAGCAAAGTATATGATCAAATATTTAAACCAGCAATTGAGGATGCAGGATATGAAGCATATAGAGTAGATGAAAATAAAATTTGTGATTCAATTATGCGAAAGATATTTAATGCTATATATGAATGTCCTATGGCAATTTGCGATCTAAGCAATAGAAATCCTAATGTTCTATACGAACTTGGGTTAAGACAGGCGTACGATAAGCCGGTAGTTCTACTTCAGGATGAAAAAACAGATAAGATATTCGATATTTCTGGAATAAATACAGTTTATTATAAAAGCGATCGATTATATGAAAATGTTTTTGATGCCAGAAAGCGGTTAACAGAAGCTATTATATCAACACGAGAGGGAAAGCAGGATTCGATCATAAAAATTTGGCGAGCTACTGCCGCGGACGTTTCTCATATTTCAATGACAAAAGAAGACAAGTTGGAAATTTTGATTCGTGGTGTACTAAATGATATACAAGAAATAAAGACAAAGATAGATAATGGGATACAAAATGAAATAGAACTAAATTATGAGGAAAGAAATCTGAGAAAGAATGCTAATGATTATAAGGTGGTGCTGCAAGTTGATTTAAAAGAAGGGGTAACAAAAAAAGAAATAAATTCAGTTGTAAGTACTATTGAAAAAATAACTGGTAGACATTTTTTTTGGAAAGCAGAATCGGGAAAAGCATATGTTGCAATTAATGTAAAAGATTTGAAAAATGCGGAAAAATGCATGATTGAATTAATGCGACTTGGAGAAGTATCGGTAGAAAGACCATAAGAAATATTAAACAATCATAGAGTCACCCACCGGGGTGGCTCTTTTTCTGTCCTAAAATGAAAGTGAGGTGAGCCTGGATGACTGAAAAACAGAAGATATTTGCAGATGAGTACCTGATCGATCTGAATGCCACCCGGGCTTACCGGGCAGCGTATCCAAACTGCAAGAAGAACAGCTCTGCAGATGCAGCAGCCAGAAAGCTACTCGGAAATACTCGGATTCAGCAGTACATCAACGAACGATTGGAAGAACTGCAATCAAAGAGAGTAGCCAATGTGCAGGAGGTTATGGAGCATCTAACGGCTGTGCTGCGAGGTGAAATTAGAGAAGAGACGGTAGTCGTCGAAGGAATCGGGGATGGATGCAGTGAAGCCAGAATTGTTGAGAAACAAGTAGGAGCCAGAGATCGTTTGAAGGCTGCGGAACTGCTGGGAAAAAGATATTCACTGTTTACGGAAAAGGTTGAAGTCTCCGGCCTGGATGATGAAAAGAAGAAGCTGGATGATATCCTGCAGCAGATGCGAGGTGGTGGATAGTGAGCACTGAACGTCTGGTATTGTCAGATAAATACAAGGCATTCCTTCGGTGTGATGCTCCGGCGGAGTTTCTGGAGGGCACTACGGCAGCCGGAAAGACGACAGTAGGGTTGTTCAAGTTCATGTTGAAGGTAGCTGAGAGTCCGAAGAAGCTGCACATTCTGGCAGCGGATGATACCGGAGCAGCTGAGAAGAATATCATCAACAAGGATTTGGGAATCTTGGATGATTTTGGTATGCTGGTGGAATACAAGGGAAATGGATCCGGGGAATACAAGATGCCACATATTTTGTTCCATACATCTGGCGGTGACAAGATTGTCTTCGTAGTTGGCTATGGCAATAAGCGGAAGTGGAAGGATGCCCTGGGTGGTCAGTATGGGTGCCTGTACATTGATGAGATCAACACTGCAGATATTGATTTTGTCCGTGAGGCGTCCATGCGGTGCGATTACCTGATGGCAACACTGAACCCGGATGATCCAAGCCTGGATGTGTACAAAGAATATGTTAACTGCAGCAGGCCTCTTCCGGAGTGGGAGGCAGAGACACCGCAGGAAATTAAGGATGAACTGAAAGAGGAACCAAAGCCCCGCTGGGTGCATTGGTTCTTTTCTTTTGACGATAATGCCGGCCTTCCGGAAGAAAAGAAGCAGCGTATTATCCAGAACACACCAAAGGGTACAAAGATCTGGAAGAATAAGATACTGGGGCTGCGGGGTAAGGCAACTGGTCTGGTGTTTCCGAACTTTGACCGGAAGAAGCATGTGGTTACTGCAGCATGGGTGCATGCAGAAGTGGCAGCCGGCCGGATACGTTGGAAGAAGTTCACCTGTGGTCTTGATACCGCTTATTCCAGCAAGTCTCCGGATACGATTTCAATGATCTTCCAGGGAATCACAGAAGACCGGAGATTACTCACACTGGCTGAAAAGGTTTACAACAATGCTAATCTGGAGATTCCGATCGCGCCGAGTGATACGGCTGTGAAATTTGTGGAGTTCCTGGAACGGTGCCGTAAAGAGTGGGGATTTGCAAAAGATATTTACGTGGACAATGCGGACCAGGCAACGATCACGGAACTCAAAAAGTACAAGCGGCTGAAAGGATGTCTGTATAATTTCTGGGATGCGTACAAGAAACTGGAGATTCTGGATCGTATCAAGCTGCAGCTTGGCTGGATCCAGCAGGGATGTTATCTGGTAGTGGATGAATGTCCGGAACACCTGGCGGAGCTTGAAAAATACAGCTGGGATGAGGACAAGGATAAGCCAGAAGACAGAAACGATCATACGATCAATGCCAACCAGTATAGTTGGATTCCGTATCGTAATCTGATCGGATTTGAGGAGGAAGAGAAATGAGGTGGTTAGAAAAGATGGGTGAAAATATCAAACGAACTGTAAGAAGCTGGCTGCAGATTCAGCCGGCAAGTCCGTATAACATACAGATCACTGAAATGATGGACTTCGAGACTCATGCGATCAGAGATCGGATCTGGTACCGTGGAGACAGTAATGAGTTGGAGCAGTTGTACGGAAATCTTCTTGAATATGCGGATAAATATAAATTCTGGGCCAGCAGGTGTACACCTGGAATGGAAATGCGGAAGATTCATACCGGTTTACCTGGACTGATGGTACGGACACTGACAGCAATTACTCTGGTTGATATGAATGACTTTGATTTTGACAGCAAGAAGCAGGAACAGATCTGGTCAGAAATTGAAAAGAAAAATAAATTCCGGAAGAAGATGGAAAAGGCACTGAAAGAAATCCTGTATATCGGTGATGGAGCTTTTAAAGTGACCATAGATACTGCTGTGAGTGAGTATCCGATCCTGGAATGGTATCCGGGAGAGAGAGTAGAGATTATCCGGAAGCATGGACGTGCCCATGAGGTGATATTTAAGACGCCGTATGATGTCAGGGGACAGCGGTATGTACTGAACGAACGCTATGGCTACGGCTGCATTGTGAATGAACTATACAGAGGAGAGCAGCAGGTAGATCTGAGCAGCCTGGATGTGGCAAAGGATCTGAAAGATTATGAATTTGACAAGAATGTGATCCTGGCTGTGCCGATCATGGTGTATGAGTCAGCAAAGTATGAGGGTCGAGGCGGTTCTATCTTTGATGGAAAACTGGACAGTTTTGATGCACTGGATGAGGTCTTTTCACAGTGGATGGATGCTTTGCGTGCCGGTAGAGCCAGAACTTTTGTTCCAGAGTCATATATCCCCAAAAATCCGGAGACGGGAGAATTGATGAAACCGAACCCCTTTGATAATCGTTTTATCAAGGGTGACGACAATATGTCAGAGGACGGAAAGAATCAGATCAATACGGAGCAGCCGGATATTCCGCATGAAAGTTACCTGGCGTCTTACATTACAGCTTTAGATCTTTGTCTGCAGGGAATCATCAGTCCCAGTACTCTTGGTATCGATACGAAAAAGCTGGATAATGCCGAGGCGCAGAGGGAAAAGGAGAAGACGACCCTCTACACCAGAAATGCCATTGTGGAAGCTTTGCAGGAAACACTTCCGGAGCTGGTAAGCGCTGCGATTAATGCCTACAACATTCTGATCAAGCAGCCAGTGGAAGATGTAAAGGTAGATATTCCGTTTGGAGAGTATGCAAATCCGTCCTTTGAAAGCCAGGTGGAAACGATGGCAAAGGCACGTCCGGGTGTTGCTCTGATGAGCGTGGAGGCACAGGTGGAAGAACTGTACGGGGATTCCAGGGATGATGAATGGAAAAAGGAAGAAATTGCTCGTTTGAAAGCTGAGCAGGGAATAACGGAAGTAGAAGAGCCGGGAGTCAATATGACTGCCGGTATTTTTGACGTCAATCTGGGAGGTGATAGAAATGCAGGTAAAGGTAATGAACCGAATATACCGGATGAGCCGAAAGGAGTACCAGGGACTGCTGCAGGTGGCCAGTGAGCAGGTACCATTTGGAATCTATGCGGTTGAGAAGAAAGATTATGCGGAACTGAGGAATGATCGGTGCAGCAGTGCCACACAGCTGAAGACACTGACCAGAGGGTTTAAGGCACAGGGGTTCAAGGTACTTGCGAATAAAGGTGCGAAACAGTGAATGAATATGATCTAGCCGAAGCCTTTCGGCGTATCGAGAATGAGCTGATGGCATCTATGATCCGGAATATGGATCGACACCGTGCAGAAGAAACCGAGGAAGGATACAATTGGTCCATGTGGCAGGCTGAGCAGCTGAAAACTCTGGAAAAGTACAAGCGGAATAACCGGAAGAAGTACCAGAAACAGTTCCGATCAATCAATGCCCAGATCGAGGAGCTGATTCGGATGTCCAGGGAAAAGGGCAATATGCATCAGGAAATGGTGATACTGAAAAACATCCGCAGGGGATACAAATTTCCTGGTGTTCCGGAAAAGGTATATGATCTTCTGGACGACATGGACGGAAGATCATTCAAAGAAAAGGCTGCATTGCTGTTGGATTTCATCAAAGGGAAGAAGACTTCCGAGTTAAGTGGCGAGTTCTTTAAGCTGAATGATCGGAAGCTGGAGGCTCTGATCAAAGCAACCATGGAAGATATGGAGAAAGCGGAGACGGCAGTGCTCCGGAAAGTCAACGACGATTACCGCAAGGCAATCTATAACGCACAGGTATATGCTAACACTGGAGCCGGTACCTATGAGCAGGCAGTGGATATGGCTACAAAGGACATGTTGTCCCGGGGCCTTAATTGTGTGGTGTATGCCAATGGCGCCAGACACCTGTTATCTGATTATGCTGACATGGCGATCCGGACAGCCAGCAAGAGAGCATATCTGCAGGGAGAGGGTGAGAAGCGGCAGGAATGGGGCGTTACCACAGTTATTATGGCAAAGCGCGGAAATCCTTGCCCGAAGTGTCTGCCCTTTGTAGGTAAGGTTCTGATCGATGATGTGTGGAGCGGTGGAAGGAGTGACGGTGTGGATCCGGAGACCGGGAAGCGGTATCCTTTGATGAGTTATGCCATCAGCAAAGGGCTGTATCATCCGCGATGCAAGGATAGCCACACTACATATTTCCCTGGTATCTCCACTGCAGATGATACCTGGACAAAGGAAGAATTGGAAAAGGTTGGTCTGCAGGCGAAACAGGAAGCCCAGCAGCAGTACGCACAGCGTCAGAAAGAAAAGTATGATCGGTTGGCCAAGTATTCGCTGGATCCGGAGAATAAGAGAAATTATAGTCTTAAAGCTGGAGAGTGGAAGAGGACTGAAGGAAGTAATGACAAGGAGATGGATATCCTCGATGCTCATTCAAAATTCATTGATAAAATGAGAGAAGATGAACAGCCAAGCCTTCATAAGGATAAGCTGGTGATGTATTCTGAATTTACAGATCTCATTGAGGATGAAAAGATTGCAGCCCCATTTGCATATGTTCCAGGGGAAGACGTCATAAAGTATAATCCGAATGCACCACATGTGCTGGATTATGACATGGATTATGTATTTTCACATGAAGTCTCACACAGAATGGATTTTTTAGAGTATCAGAGCTGGAAGAATGATAAGTTCCTCAAAGCTATTGAGACCTGCTCTGAAAAGGTGTATGCTCAAAGAGAAGAGATACAGAAATGGTTTGACGTGGGCGGAAAGTACGAAGACAGTTTTGCTCTATCGGATATTATAGGCGCGTTGAGCAATGGGGCAATAGATGTTCCTATAGGCCATGATGTGTCTTACTGGAATGAAAATCCGAGAAATAAGCCCATGGAGATATTTGCAAATTTGAGCAGTATTGATGTCTTGGAATTGGAAGAAAAGGAAGATATCCTCAAGGAACTATTTGAGGCATATAAGGAGCTGATTAAGTGAATGGATTGATTCAGAGAATAAGACAGGATCCGGAAATTCGGGAACTGAAAGAAAAGTGCCATGAATTGACTGGAAAATGGATTCCATATCATTGGGATTGCTTTAAAGATTTGGATGATTACAAAGAGCATATGAGAAAAATTATACAGGAACACGATGCCACCGGTCAGTAGACTGGTGGTATTTTTATACCCATTTTTAAGAAAGGAGGTGGAACGGTGCAGTACAGAAAGAAACCGGTTGTTGTGGAAGCTTTTCAGCTTACCAGGGATGTAGACAGCATTGCACCGCCGTGGTTTACGCAGGCGGTAGTGGATGAGAAAGTGTTTATCGACAGGGTTCTGGTTGATGGTCATATTGATGTGTATGGCTGCACAATCGAAACACTGGAAGGTAAGCACAGAGCCAAAATCGGAGATTACATCATCCGTGGTGTTGCAGGTGAGTTGTATCCATGCAAGTCCCAAATCTTTCAGAAGACTTATGAAAAAGTCTAGAAAGGCGGTGATCCAGATATCTCGGAGCTGTCCGTAAAACAGCAGCTGACGCACGCAGGCAAATCCTGGGTGCTGTTTTTATGCCCGAAGGCACAAAACTACGGTGAGACACACTGAATGAACTGTTTGGGAGACACCCGTAAAACTGTTATAGAGAGACACTCTTAAAACTGTGAAAGGAGAAACCATGAAAACAATGAATTTACAGATGTATGCAGAACCTGCCCCGCCCCCCGCCCCGAGTCCAGCTCCAAATCCTGCACCGGCCCCGAGTCCGACCCCAACCCCAGCTCCAGTGGAGATTGACTACGACAAATTGGCGCAGTTAATATCTGGAAAGCAGGCGGCAACTGAGGACAGCCTTCTGAAAGGCTACTTCAAGCAGCAGGGGTTATCTCAGCAGGAGGCAGAGCAGGCTATTGCGGCATTTAAAGCTGAAAAAGCAAAGAATCAGCCGGATGTCGGAGCTCTGCAGACGCAGGTGACGCAGGCCCAGGCAGCTGCTCAGCAGGCGCAGATCCAGGCAGCCGCAACCATGGAGGCGGTATCCCTTGGAATTGATGCAAAGAGCCTTCCGTATATCCTGAAGCTGGCAGATTTCAGCCAGGTGGTAGGGCAGGATGGAAAAATCAACAATGAAACTGTAAACAATGCGCTGAAGAAAGTACTGGAAGATGTACCGGCACTGAAACCGCAGGCAGCAGGTGGAACCGGATTTATTCAGGTAGGTAATCCGGGTGGATCTCCGGCACCGCAGAGCCAGGAGGATCAGCTGGCTGCTATCTTCGGCAACAAAAAGTAAAGGAGAAATAAAGAATGGCAGTATATAGCTATGCAGAAACATTTGAAAGAGATCTTGCTCAGAAATATGAAAGAGAGATGGTTTCCAATGAGCTGACTCTTTCTAATCCGGGAATTAAATTCCTGAATGCTCAGACAATTAAAATCCCGAGAATCACAGTGTCCGGATATAAGGATCACAATCGTAACACCACGGGATTCAATACTGGCACAATCACGAATGACTGGGAGCCGAAAAAGCTTACCCACGACCGTGATATTGAATTTGCGATCGATCCGATGGACATTGACGAAACCAATCTGGTTCTGGAAGTAGCAAATATCCAGAATACCTTTGAAACGGAGCAGGCAATTCCGGAAAAAGACAGTTATCGTTTTTCCAAGCTGTATGCAGAGGCGAAGTCTTATGCAGCGAAGGGTGCAGTGGTAGATAACGAAACTCTGACTGCAGCAAACATTTTAGAGTGGTTTGACGAGCAGATGTCTAAAATGGATGATCTTTCTGTACCGCAGGAAGGACGTATGCTTTATGTGACCTCTGCTATCAATAAGTTGCTGAAGAGTGCAGATGGAATCACCAGAACCATGTCTGTCGGAGCTGCTGGTGTGATCAATAGACGTGTACATGGTCTGGATGATGTGCAGATCAAGACGGTGCCGTCTGCCCGTTTCAAGACTAAGTATGAGTTTACAAACGGCTGTACTCCGGCCGCAGCGGCAAAGCAGATGAACGCAATGCTGATTCATCCGTCTTGTGTGATTTCCCGTGATAAATATGCGTATATGAAGCTGTTTACTCCGGGAACAGATTCCAGAACGGCAGACAATTATATCTACCAGAACCGGTATTATACCGATACGTTCCTGATTGAGAGAAAGTCTTGTGGCATTGTAATTAATGCGGAGGCTGAGGGGTGAGAATTATGACAGCGGAAAAAGAAAATAAAGTATATACAATCACCGAAGAGCAGAAAGCAACGTATCTGGCAGAAGGCTTTGATATTCGGGATGACGAAGGTAATATAATCGCATATGGTGCCGGAAAAACTGTAGCATATGAGGAATATATGGCACTTAAGAAAGAAAATGAGGAGCTCAGAGCCAAAATCGCTGAACTGGAGATCCGGGAGGAAGAATCTGTTGTAGAGTCTGCAGCAGAGACACCTGTGAAGGCTGCATCCAAAAAGAAAGCGGTGGAATAATGGCATATGAGCCGTATGTAACGCCAGACTATTATCAGAATGAGTACGGTGGCAGCATTGTTCCGGAAGATGATCTGAAGAAGGTTCTCCGGCGGGTCAGCAGGCATATTGATTCCCTGACTTACAACAGGATTGTAGGTCAGGGATTTTCTAATCTCACGGAGTTCCAGCAAGACCTGATCAGGGAAGTTGTCTGCCAGCAGGCGGATTTTGAGGTGGAAAATGCAGAGCTGATCAATACGGTGCTGCAGAGTTATGGCATCAATGGCGTATCCATGCAGTTTGGCAGTACCTGGAACATTTTCACGGATAAGGGAATTGCTATGAAGCGAGATACATATGCGCTGTTGTGTCAGACGGGCCTGTGCTGTCTGTTAGTGAGGTGAGACCATGAAATATCCATGTTTGATCCAGAAAAGGTATTGTAAAATTCCTGTGCATGTGCATCTGGAGTCTGAAGAACTGAACAACCTTGGAGCACCGAAATATGTGGTTGATGCAGATCTGATGTGCAACTTCCAGGATAAAACAAAGACAATCCTGACTGCAGAGAAGAAACTGGTGCAGGTTACAGGAACAGCACTGTTTCCGGGAGACATTGCTCCGGAGCTGCCGTCTCTCTGTGGAGGAACGCTGACCGTATTCGGACAGGAGCGACGGATTGAGCAGGGGTGTAAAAACCGGAATCCGGACGGAACGGTAAATTACTGCAGTCTGGAGGTAATCTGATGCAGGTGAAATCAACGATAAAGCTGAATATGGCGCGGATCAATGAACTGTCACAGGCAGCAGTGAGGGCATTGGAACTGACGGCGGAGGCGTTGCATACGGAAGTTGTACAGGCACAAGTAATGCCGTTTGATACCGGCCATCTGGAGGAAGATGCGACCTTTGTGGACTACAGCAATTCACAAAATGGAAAGGTAACACTTGTATCAAGTACGCCGTATGCCAGACGACTGTACTATCATCCAGAATACAATTTCCAGACAAAGGAAAATCCGAATGCAAAAGGGAAATGGCTGGATGATTGGCTGCCGGGTGGAGGTGAGGCAGACTTTGCTCCGAATGCATTTAAGCGGTTTTATAAGAAGGAGGCCGGTGTGTGATGCTGAAATCTACAGACATCCGGGAATGGATCGCGTCCCTGGGAATTGCCGAAGACGATAATGTCTATATTGGTAAGCTGGACAATAAACAGCAGAAGTCCGTTGGAGTGTATAACCGCAGCTCCTCCGGCCCGCCGAATATTGCTCTGGGCGGTCTTGACTGCACCAGCTATGAAGTCCGGCCGGTTTCGCTGTTGGTTCATTGGAACCGGAGCAAACCGGAGAGTGAGTTTGCAGCGTATGAATTATTTGAGAAACTTAAAAATGTATCCAGCCTGGACATAGGAGATACCCACATTCATTACATCCGCCTGATGGTGCCGGAACCGCAGGATGTAGGAACAGATGATAATGGGGTATTTGAATATGTGATCTGGCTGGATTTTATTTATCAAAGAAAGTGAGGAATAAAAGATGGCTGAATCAGCAGCAGGAAAAGTGTATCCAGTACACAATAACGTATTCAAATTTGGTACGAAAGGGCTGGAAAGTGTAGACGGGGATATGGCGATGCCATCAGACCTGGAAAATTTTGCTCCGTCAATTGATGGAACATTGGATGAATGGTATGCAATGGATGCCAGTGGATGGGCAAAATCCGCTATGACCGGTAAGAAGTTAAGCTTTTCCTTCAAAGGAAAGAGATCTGTGGGAAATGCAGGAAATGATTACATTGCCGGTCTTGCATGGAAGTTTGGCCAGGATGTCATGACCAAGTTCGAATGGACCATGGTTTCCGGAGCGAAGCTTTCCGGTGATGTTGTGATCAATGTAACAACTCCGGGCGGCGGTGATTCCACCAATGTTGATACCTTAGAGTTTGAAGCAGTTTTCTATGGAAAACCAACCTATACACCGGCGGCAGCGTAGGAGGAGTGAGTGATGGCAAGAAAAATTGATATAACTGACAAACTGACTTTTGATGGAAATCCGGTTTTGGTAATCAAAGGAAAGGAACTGGAAGTGAATGCAGATGCGCCAACCATGCTGAAAGTTATGGGACTGGTAGGCGGTAATCCTGGACCGAAAGAAATTGTAGCAATGTATGATTTAATGTTCCCGGAGAAAGCAAGGAAAGAGCTGGACAAGCTGAAACTGACTTTTGATGATCTGGTAACAGTAATCAATACAGCAGTAAGCCTGATTACCGGAGAGGATTCCGAGCAGGGGGAGCAGTGACCCGTACTATGATCTCTTTGAAGACTGGGACTTGATCGTGTCCAGTTTTCTGTCACAGTACGGGTTGAGAATCAGGACAAAAGAATTTGAAACAGTTTCCTGGGATGAGTTCCGGGCATTGCTGGCCGGGCTCTCTCCAGAGACTGCTCTGGGGCGGATCGTAGAGATCCGATCAGAGACGGACAAAAATGTGATTAAGCATTTTTCCAAAGAGCAGATGCGGATTTACAACGAATGGAGAGATTCCTCTGCAAAGAAAATTACTGCAGAGAATTTTGCAGATCAGATGGCTGATCTGGAACGTATGATGGCCGCAATAGTAGGAGGTTGATATGGACACAGGAAAAGAAAAAGTCCGGTGTCCATATTGCGGGCATCCGGTCAATGCAAATAAGTCCGCGGATGCGGTCTGCAGGGGCATCTTTTTTAAATGCAAAAATAAGGAATGCAGAAAAGTATTTGAGTTAAGAATCTAAGACGCTGTGCCGATGTGCCTGTCTTATGTGAGGGCAGGTGAAGTATATGGCAGCGGATAGTGCAGGTCAGATTGGCCTTGATCTAGTAATAAATAAAAATGGTTTTGATAAGCAGCTGGCCGGGATACAGAAACTGGCCACGAAAGCAGGCAAAACTTTAGCGGCAGCTTTTACCATAAAGAAGCTGGTCGATTTCAGCAAAGAGTGTATTGAGCTTGGATCAGATCTGGCGGAAGTTCAGAATGTGGTGGATGTAGTATTCCCACATATGAATAAGCAGATTGACGGATTTGCGAAGAATGCAGCGAAGCAGTTTGGTCTCTCGGAGACCATGGCTAAGAAATTCACGGGAACGTTTGGCGCGATGTCGAAGGCATTCGGATTCGGTGAGCAGCAGGCATATGATATGTCTACGACACTGACCGGACTGGCCGGAGATGTGGCGTCTTTTTATAACATTTCCCAGGACGAGGCATACACCAAGCTGAAATCCGTATTTACTGGTGAAACAGAATCTCTAAAGGACCTGGGTGTGGTTATGACCCAGACAGCTCTGGACAGCTATGCACTGGCCAACGGCTTTGGAAAGACCACAGCAAAGATGTCTGAGATGGAGAAGGTTGCACTCCGGTACCAGTTTGTGCAGGATCAGCTGACATCTGCAGTCGGGGACTTCTCACGGACATCTGATGGATGGGCGAACCAGGTACGTATCCTGAAACTGCAGTTTGACAGTTTGAAGGCAACAATTGGTCAGGGCCTGATCAATGTTCTGTCTCCAGTAATTAAAGTTATCAATACCATTATCGGAAAGCTGATGACTCTGGCGAATGCTTTTAAATCATTCACGGAACTGATTACCGGAAAGAAGTCATCCGGCGGTGGGGTATCTGCTGCAGCGTCCGGAATGGATGCTGTGGCAGTAGCTGCAGATAAAGCAGGCGATGCCACCAGCGGAGTTGGAAGTGCTGCGAAGAAAGCAGCAAAGGATCTCAAGGGAATTACCACTGGAATCGATGAGCTGCACATTATTGATCAGTCAACGGATTCTTCCAGTGGTTCGGATTCCGGAAGTGCAGGTGCCGGCTCCGTAGATATGGGAACGCTGATGGACACTTCCGCACTGGACGAAGCGGATAGCAAGATGCAGGGGCTCATTAACCGGATGAAAGAACTGGCAGCACTGGCGAAAAAGGGCTTCTGGGACGGTTTCGGTGATACGGGCGCATTTCAATCCATCCAGAGTGAACTGCAGAGCATCCGAGGCAGTGTAAAACAGATATTTACAGCACCGGAAGTACTGGAGGCCGCGAATAAGTTTGCAGATGCAGTGGCTTATAACCTTGGAAAGGTAGCCGGATCCGCGGTCAGCATAGGAGCAACCATCGCGGATGTGCTCTTGGGCGGATTCAGCCGGTACCTCGAGCAGAATTCTGGCAGAATCCAGATGTGGCTCATATCCATGTTTGACATTGAAAGCAGCATTGCAACCATTGCTGGAAATTTTGCCAGTTCTATTGCTGAGATATTTACTGTTTTTCGGACCGATCCTGCAAAGCAGCTTGTCGCAGACCTGACGGCAATCTTTGTAAATGGCTTCATGGGAATTCTGCAGATTGTAGGTTCGTTTGCGGTAGATATCGCAGATACACTTACGACACCAATTATTCAGAATTCCGGAAAGATTCAGCAGGCACTGCAGACAATTATAGGTACTTTCCAGAATGTGACGAGTGCGATTTCTTCAATTGTGTCAGAGACAGTTGACGGTGTTGTGAAACTCTATAATGAGCATGTACATCCGCTGATTATGTCCATAAAAGACGGGCTTACGGAAATCGTAGGAGCCGTTCTGGATGCATTCAATACATATATTCTTCCTGTATTGGAAGAAGCTTCGGCGCAGTTTAAGGATTTTGCTGCTTCTACGTTGCAGCCGTTAATCAATAAATTTCTTGAATTTGCGGGCAAAGTATTTGATGTGATTAAGATCCTTTGGGAAGGAATTCTGAAACCACTGGTAGTCTGGTTCGTGCAGGTTATGGGACCGATTATTGGGGCAATTCTTAAGGAAGTTATTCAGGCATTTGGAACATTTGGATCAGATATTGCGAAACTGATAGATGTCGTGTTGACCGTGCTGAATACAGCAATGGATATTGTGATTAAGGTAATTAACACACTTCAGACGGTAATCAGTACAGTATGGGGCAAGATTTCCAATACCACAAAAAATATTTTTACTGCTATCAAGACATTTCTGGCGACCACATGGAATAGTATTCTTGCCGTGGTATCCACGATTATCCGGTCGGTGCAGTCCACGATCAGCACGGTTCTGACTAAGATTAAGAGTAATTGGGATTCGGTGTGGGAAAGCGTCAGATCATTT